TGAAGCAGCTCTTCAAACGACTTTAAGCGCGGGAACGACACTGCTGATGAATGTGACCGCAATAACTCTTACGAGTGGAATAGGAATAGGTTATCATGAAGGCGTTACAACATAAGATATGCTATCACTAAAATTAGGCATAAGTTTGAATAACATCAAAGCTGGTGGAGGTGGAGGTGGAGACCCTATCTCAACCATGATTTCAGACTTTGAAACAAGAGTTGCAAATGATGGTGGCACTTTTGCAGGCACAACTTGTTTAACAGCAGAATTAACAACCCTAAATGACATATCATGACATTACTAGATGATGTAAAACTTTTAACAACTGCAAATGCAGGTAAAGCAGGAACTCTTTATAGTATTAAACCTGACGATGGTAGTTGCGACTTAGATATTACTCGTTCAACAACCGCTACAAGAGTAAACCCTTCAGGCAACATTGAAACTGTTGCTATAAACGAGCCTCAAATTGATTATACTGATGGTTGCGGCTGTTTATTAATTGAACCATACAGCACAAATCTACTTACTTATAGTACTGGTTTGCCAAGTGGGGGGTGGGCAGGTAGCGGTTTTGCATGGGGTGCAAATAGCGTTGTAGCTCCTGATGGTACAACTACTGGTAATCTTATTGAAGATTTTGGAGGAACTAGCTATGCTTTCAATGACTTAACTCTTTCAGCTAGTACATCTTATTCTTTTTCATTTTATGCTAAAAGAGGTACAGCTACTCAAATGAAATACTATGCAATAAGTTTAGATAATTCTAGCACGCTTATTTCTCAGACTGACTTTTATCCATTAACAAATAGTTCTACATGGACTAGAATAAGTAGCTCATTTACAACAGATGCTTCAACTACTAGCGTACGAATATATTATAGATATGTTACTTCAGGAGGTACTTTTGCTTTATGGGGTTTACAACTAGAGCAGCATACAGCAGATATAAATATGGAGACATCTTATATACCAACAGCAGGAGCAATAGCAAGTAGAAGTTATAGTTCGTTTATTAAGACAGGTGTTTCTAGTCTTATTGGCTCTTCAGAGGGTGTTTATTTTGCAGAGATAGCGTTTTTTTATAATGGTACAAGCGTTACCTCTACACAAGCTTTACTTGGCATAAATGACAGTAATAATGATGCTATTTATCAACTAGGCAAATGGGGTACTACTTTTATTGGTTTTACTAGAAATACCGCAGGAAATTCTGTAATATTTTCAATGAGTCCTCCTATAACTTCAGGCTCATTTGCTAAGTTGGCAGTAAAATATAAAGCAGGAGACCATGCTTACTGGTGCAATGGAGTTGAAATGCAAACAAGCACAAATGCAGATGCAATACCCGCAACACAAGATAGAGTTGTTGCGAGTTTTAAAGGAATTAATCTTTTCTGGGAGTTTTACGGAAAAATAAGGTCTATTCAAGTTTACAATACTGCATTAACAGATGCACAATTATTAGCTTTAACTACTTAATATGAATATATATAAACTACAATACGATACAAAAGCACAAGCTGATGCTGACTTTTTAGATAAAGGAGTTACACAAGTAATAGAGGTTGATGGTCAACAATACACTAAAAACTCTAGTGCAACACAAGCATTAGTAGACTTAGGGAAAGTAGTAAAAACTAAAGGAACTTATGACCCTGATGGTCATTTAATAACACCAACTGTTTTTTATGATGGAGTTTTTTATGATATAATGACTACCGAATATATAGACTTTGGAACTCATGCTTTAACACCTACTAATTGTGTTCACTGCTTTTTAGGTTATAGTATAGATGCAAATGGAGATAATGTAGAACCACAACAATAATTATGAAAGACTCAATAATTTCAATAAATTTAGAAACAAGTACAGCACCAGTAGTGCAAGAGGTAAGAGGGCGTGACTATATAGAATACGGCACACAAGAGGGGGGGTGGAGAAACCTCTATCCACAGTTTCTTATAGACTTATATTACAACTCTTCAACTCATGCAGCTATAATTAACGGAACTGCTGAGATGATAGCAGGAGAGGATTTAATAGTTCCTGATGATGATATAAATTTAGATGCTTATGTTAAATTAAAGAAATTTATGCGTCATGCAAACTCTAAAGAGTCTTTACATCAAGTAATAAAAAAAGTAGCATTTGACTTTAAACTTCAGGGTGCTTATGCAATACACATTATATGGAATAGAGAGAGAACTGAGATAGCTGAAATCTATCATGTGCCAGTTGAAAGAGTTAGAGCAGGTAGACCAAATGAAATGGGTAAAGTTGATACATATTATATTAGTGCTGACTGGTCAAACACAAGAACACATAAACCTTATCCAATAGCAGCATTTAATACTAATGATAGAACTTCAGGAAGTCAATTACTTTACACAGGGGCGTATAGTCCTAATATGGACATCTACCACACACCTGACTACTTAGCAGCTTGTAATTGGGCTTTAGTAGACCAAAGAGTTGCTGAGTTTCACTTAAACAATATAGAAAACGGATTTAGTGGTTCTTACTTTATCAGCTTCGCAAATGGAGTTCCAACTGCTGAACAAAGAAGACAGATAGAACAAAGTCTAACAGATAAATTTACAGGAGCTAAAAACTCAGGAAAGTTTGTCTTAACTTTCTCAGACGATAGAACAAGAACTCCTGAAATAACACCAATAAGTGTATCAGATGCAGACAAACAATATTTAGCACTTCAAGAGCTTTTAGTACAAAACATCCTCACAGGTCATAGGGTGACTTCTAAGACACTTATGGGTATAGATAGTACTAATGGCTTCTCAAGCAATACAGATGAGCTTATAAACGCCTCTAACTTTTACTTAAATACAGTTGTTAGACCTTTTCAGCTTAACATTTTAGATACTTTACAGACTATATTCTCAGTTAATAATATGGATTTAGAGGTTGAGTTTGTACAATTAAAACCAATTACAGTTCAATTTGATTCTAAGACTATTAGAGAGGTTACAACTCAGGATGAAATAAGAGAGGCTATTGGATTAGCACCATTAGAAGAAGACGAAACAACTGTTGAGCAAGATGTAAAACTAGCTAAAGTTGGAATGATAGATGGAGAACCAGTATTTAGTACAATAGAAGAAGCAGAAGCTCATGCTAAGACTAAAGGTTGTACTGGTTATCATGAACACGAACTAGAGGGTAAAACAGTTTACATGGCTTGTGATGGTCATGCTGAAGCAACAGAGCTGTCTAAGTTTATCCAAGAATTTGGTGAAGATATACCTGAAGGGTGGGAAATGATAGATGATGAAATAGTAGATGGAGAACACCAAGACTTTGATTTTGAAGATGAATTAAACAAAGTAGCTAGTGAAAAATTTGAATTTATATCAACAGGAAGAGCTACTCCTAATACAAGAAGTGAGCAAGATGGTTTGAATAAAGCAGGAGATAAATTTTTTAAAGTTAGATATGTTTACACAAAAAACAATGCTTTAAGTCAAGAGGGTGAAACTAGAAGTTTTTGCAAGTTAATGATGGCGTCTAAAAAAGTTTACAGAAAAGAAAACATTATTAACATGGGAACTAAAGCGGTTAATCCAGGATGGGGACCTAGAGGTGCTAATACTTATTCGATATGGCTATATAAGGGTGGGGGTAATTGCCACCATTACTGGAAGCGACAGATATTCCAAGCACCTGCAAGTGATGAGGGGTTTGTAGTTTATCCTGATAATATAACTACAGACAAAATAGTAACTGCTACAAAAGCTAGGAGTGAAGGATTTACAATTAAAAGAAATGACAGTCTAGTTGCTAGAGCACCAAAGACTATGAAAAATGAAGGATTTTTAGAACCAAGATAACTATGAGCAATTATGTACTTTTTATTTCAGAAAGCAAGTTGAAATCTTCGACTGCCGTAAACTTATCAGTCGATGTTGATATATTACTTCCATTTGTGCGTGAAGCACAGAAGCTATATGTTGAGACTGCACTTGGAACTCAGCTAACTCAAAAGCTTAAAAATGAAATAATTGCAGGAACATTAGCAGGTGCTTATAAGACCTTAGTAGATGAATACATTGGAGATATGCTTCCAGGATATAGTCTATACCACGCCATTCCTTATCTTAGGCATAAAGTAGAAAATGGCAATATCTATAATAAAACATCTGAAACTGGAACTGCTTTAACAACTGCTGAAGCACAAAGTTTCAGAGAAGAGGTTTTAAATACTGCTAGTTATTATAGAGAAAGACTTATAGACTATATTAGAAACAACATTAGTAGCTTTCCTGAATACAATCAAAATTCTGGTGCAGATGTTTCTGCATCAACTGAAAACTATTACTCAAACATGAATTTAGATATGCCAAGACAAAGCGATAAATTAACTTTAAGAGATTTTCTAACTCCTGATTTAACTTAATGAAGAAATATTACAAACCAAAAATAAAAAATATAAATAAACTTAAAACATATTTGAAAGATGCCACTGAAGCAGATAACAAAAGAAGTAGGGGAAGTGTTAGGAGTAAACAGCGTAATATTAAGCGTAACGACATTTACTAACCTAGAACTATTTTTAAAAATAATACTGTTAGTAGTTTCAATAGTTTATACAGTTGATAAGTGGTGGTATCATAAAAAGAAAAGATAATGCCTAAGAAACGCAAATTAAATAGCAATAATCCAAAGTATAACAAAGCAATAAAAAGTGAAGTTAAAATGCGTAAAGAATTTGTTAAAGAAGTTAAAGGGTGTAAAATTTATAAGTCCTACTATCTCTAAAAACTCCAACATAAACCTTTTAATTCTCAGAGATACTTTTAGTGATGAAAGTACAATAGGAGAGTTGTTTCTTAATGGAGAACGCTTTTGTGATACATTAGAGCTACCTTATAGAGATAATCAAAGAAGTATATCTTGCATACCAGTAGGCGAATACAAAGTACGATTAAGATACGCAAGAGAAAGTGCTACTAGAAATTATTTGCACTTGCTTGTAGAAGATGTAAAAGACCGCTCATATATATTATTTCACAGGGGGAATACTGCTAAAGACACAAGAGGTTGCATCCTAGTAGGACAGGGAAGCCAACAAGACATTGTTCATAATTCAACTTTAGCTATGGATTTACTTATAAAAGAAATAATAAATTTGGGTGGCACTAATATTAATTTAATAATCAAAAACAAATAATTATGAATGAATTTTTAAACAAGTATCTAATAGGTTCTATGTTAAAGAGTAGAAAATTTTGGTACACAGTAA